TGCTCTACCAACTGAGCTATAGAGGATTGAACGACTCAGGTTGGGGTCGAACCAACGACCGACTGCTTAGAAGGCAGTTGCTCTATCCACTGAGCTACTGAGTCTTAAGTTCTTTTTTGAGTTTGAAATAAAGTTTGTAATAAGGTTTCTTCATTTCATCGATAGTATTCATATCTTCTTCAAACCCCATCCATTTACAGAGTTGATAAGATCCTTCTAACTCACTGATCAATCTTAACACATTTTCAGGTTTTCTGTCAAGTCCACCAAAATCATATTGTGAAAGATTAGATTTCATATGTAATACGCTTCAAAGTATTTTACAATACCATCGCATCTAACATTTCCTTGAGAAACCCAATCATGAGCACATCCCGTGATTGATTCCATACTATATAGTGGTTCACCATTGGTGTCAAGTTGAGATCCAAAACGAGAGAGAAGAATAGAATAAGCTTGTTGTCTTGTCTTTAATTTTTCGTCGCTGTAACGCCAGTCGTTAATCATACCAATACCATTTTTTTAGTGTAATCATATGAATAAGTTTCTCTATAACCTTTAACACCCCAACCCAACCAGTAATAAGCAGGTTTCATATAATACGAAATACTTTGATCATGTCCTTCAAATATAGGAAGAGCACGTTGAAAGATAGGTTCGTTAATCATCCACCGAGTTTGACCTTCCAAACTACTAGGGTCACAAACATACTTAGCACAGAAGTTTCCAAGACCTTTGTACCGACCGATAGAAGTCCATTGGATCAAACCATACCCACCAACCTTACATTCGGTATAGGAGACACGAGCACCACCTTCACAAATGTTGGAGATGAACTTACTCTCTTGCTTGATGTTACCCATGATCGTAGCAAGAGCATTACGATCAGTAATTCTTGTGTGTTCTTGTAGTTGTCCAAGAACATACTTCTCTTCTGGTGTGCAATCAGGACACGTCCAAACAGGTTTTTGTACAACCTCTGGAATTTCAATTGGTTCTGATTGAGTTGTCGGAACATCTTTTTCTGCATTAGGTGTAATTGCAACTGATGCAGCAAGAATGCTCATTCCTAAAATTGTTTTAATCATAATCCTCATAAAATTGTATCCTCAAGGAGGACCCTCCCTCATTCGGGTTGTTTACATTGTAGCATATATTCTACAGTATCTGCAACGTCATTCATAGCATCCCTCAGAAACGGTCTTTGACCAGATTCTTGTCTCATAGCTTCACTATCATCACATAGTGACCATCTCCATTGACGTTGAGATTGAGAATACCACAGATTGATTTTCATTTGAAATCAGTCGAAGGACACGGAAAGGGTGGGATTTGAACCCACGGATGCTTTCACATCGCTGGTTTTCAAGACCAGTGCCATAAACCACTCGACCACCTTTCCAATGAGTGGACCTCCATATTATAGGAGGTCTGGGTCAGAATGTCAAGAGACGTGGATTTTTCCCACCATACCAGCACCCTGGTGTGGACCACAGAAGAAATCATAATCTCCAGCGTCAGCAAAAATAATATCTTGTGACTCGCCAGGACTAAACATCAATGATTCTCTTGAGAGATCAGCACGACCTTCAACAATAATATTATGTGGAGGTAACATACCATTCACAAAATGAACAGTATCTCCTGCTGAAATTGTAATGTCATTTGGTTCAAAAATTAAATTACCATTTGATCCCATTGTAACATCAACTGCCCATGCTGGAGCAACAAGAAAAAGTGTAGCAAGTAGTGTAAAAAAGAACTTCATAAAGGTAGTTGTACAACTACATTATGTATCAGTATCACTCTAAATATTTTTCAATTACTTCTAATTGGTCATGAAAATGAGATATTTTATCAATCTCCGATTCTACTGCAGACATTATATCTGAATGCTCACCAATACCTACCGCATTGTGCATATAAATTTCAATATTTACTTTATGTTTTTCGATATTACCCAAAGCATTTGCTTTAAGTGCTTTTAAAATTCTTTGTTTCATGGGATAATTAGTATAATTTTAATTTTATTCAACGAGTGTCCCGTAGGATCTACGAATGACACGAAGTGCTTCGAGATTCATATCCTTGGTGCCACCATCATATGCATGAGCATAACCTTCTTCAATCATTTGTTCGTTAAGGGACACACTGTCGTCCCCAATGTAAAGCCAACCAAGAAGACGCCCATATTTACCGACGCCACCAACAAGTTCAGTCCTAACAGACAACTCATCATCACCAGCCAAAGTACCTTCGAGTTTTTCTTTGAGCCAATTTGTTGCGTCGATTCCAAGTGCCTTCTCCTCTAAGTTTTTCGTCCTTTTTTCTGGCGTATCAACACCAGCAACTCTGACTCGTTCTTTCTTGTATAAATCAAATCCAAGATCAATAGTGACATCGATAGTATCACCATCAAGAACTCTGTTAATTTCAGTCACTCGGAAGTTGTAACAACTCTTCCTGCTCGGGGGTGTCATTGCTCCCATGTTTGATCTCCTTTTCATCAATACCTAGTATATAGTAGATGGTATAACACGCCATACAGAGAGAAAGAAAAACCATAAAAATAACCGACCACACAGGATCGTTTACATTAGTATGTGGGTGTAATAATAAATTCATAGATAATTAAATTTAAAATCTAATACACCTTTATATAGTTCGTTCTTTAAATGAATAAGATGTTCTTGTTCAAATGGATGACCTCCAGGCCAAGTCTCTAATCTTTTACTCACACAAACATATAGAAGATGTACATCTTCTATAGTAAAATCATATGAATAATTCTTACCTGATTCTTCATCGTCGGTCATGGATTCTTAGGGTCTATTCCTAGACTGTTTAGGTACTCTTTCCACCAATCTGGATCTCTACAGATTTTCCAATCTGGTACAGGTTTTCCATTTTCAATTGTATAATATTTATATAAAGCATCATCTATAATCCGTGCGATCTCCATATTCCTCTTCCTCTTCGTCAACATCTGCATACGGATTTGCCACAAAGGGTCCTCGTTTTCGTAAAGGTTCTTTTCTGACATAATCGGTTTCTGAATTTACAGCAGATACCCAAACAGCAAGTTTCATTACTATAAAAATTAAAACCAGCGGTGTAAAACAACCGATTAAAATTACTGGATTCATTTATGTTTCCTCGTAAAAGGTTCCCAGTGTTCCCATTTATATTTATGTACAAGATCCATTCCTATGATAGGAACGACTATTAAGATCATTGATAGGAGTCCCAAAGACCAGGGAGTCTCCATAACATATCGAACAACCATTAGGACATGTGTCATTTTCCTCTATAGCGAATGGGCCATGTTAATTCCATACCAAAAACAAGCAATGTTATGAAAGCAAATACAAATACAGTACTCATAGTTCTATAATCGATAAGAAAAAAAGAATTACTCCCAAGGAGCAGACCAATCCAATTAAAATAAATGGAATGATGTCAACTAGGGTATCCATTTGTTAGTCCCCAAATAATTAATACTGAGATTGAAAAAAATAAAATTGTTGCCGAAATAATTATATGGTTCATCGATTTTTCCAGAGGTCTAAAAAATAACGATCAACTTCATACAAATCGCCACGAGGTGGTTGATCTTCAATCCTGGACCATTCATTGCAGAGTGATCTCATTTCTGGTGTTATACCATGAGGCAAAAACATTCTACCAAATGATGACATGGCAAACGCAAATCTCATTCTAATGCGCTGTTCCATTTCCTGAGTAGGCGTCGGTTTCATAATAGTTATTCTCACCCTTTCTGTGCCCGAAATATGCGGTGGCACATATAAAGGGTAGTGATCCGAAAAGTAGGACATGTGCTAAAGTCATTTGGTTTACCAATCTCTATAAATCCAACCGTAGTCTTGAGGATAAATTACATAATCATTTTTGGTAGTGGAAGGTCTATATCCCATTGAGATAGCATCGAAGATTGTGCGGCATGCATCGACTGCATACTTTCCACCAGTAACCACAAGACCGTATCCATTGTCCAAACTAGACATACCACCAGCAGTGCCACAGTCAATATACGCGATGCCCAATTTTGTAAGACGCTCGGATCTTTTCCAACTGTCCTTAAAACTGCTATTGCCATGATCAATAATAATATCTCCATCACTAAGTAATGGTAATAACTCATCGATAGTTTCCTCTACTAATTCTGCGGGGATAGCAAGTTGAAAGATACCTGATTGTTCTGTATAGATTGTTTCCCCAGACTTCTCTCCATATACACATGTACTTGTTTTTACTACTTGAACAAGAGTTTCAATAGAAGTGGTACATCCACTGACATAACCCTTTTCAAATTGTTTTTGAGATTTATCATAGTTCCTCCTATAACCATGAACTTCTATACCTGATTTCATCATACGGCGAGAAATACTCTCACCCATACGACCTAGACCAATAATACCAACTTTCATAAATTTAAATTACAATTTTTAACCACGGAAGTAGTGGAGGAATTACTCCAATTAATCGGAGAAGGCCCTCAGCAAATAAAGCAAGAACAGTCCAACCAACCAGCATAGAAATAATCCCTGCATTGCGGTTGTGGCGTCGGATTGCATCATCGATCATCTCCTGACATTTCTCTTCCGTTAAATAGTGAGCGGGTTTAATTTCTTCCATCCTCATTATACCAGAAATCCTCCCAGTCTGCAGACGAATTTGTAACATCTTGGATGTTTGTGTTAATCCCTGAACTCTTTAGAAAATTCAAGAATGTCATTAAGAGCTTGATCATAACCAAATTTTTGTTGAATAGTAAGATTTGTTCGAAAAGTGTTTTCTGTTAGTCCTGTTTTCCACCTGTAAAGTCTTGACAATAGGTCAATTTTGGTCACGTAATTCTTAGCCATCATAACCCATATTTTCAAGCTATTTAGATATCACCATAATATTTTAATGTTGAAATGTGAGAGTATCTAAATAATAGCAGCCCAAACTATGAGCGTTATGAATAAAATTGTTCCACTCGTAATGTTATTGATGACAACATCAGCAGTACATGCTGGTGGTTTAGTATCTAAGCATGCTTCTAGTGTTCAATTATCTGTAGATGCCGCTAGATCACAAGCAACAAGAATTGGTTCGTCATTTAGTATCTCTGGTTCTAACATAGATACTACGGAC